AATTCCCCGTAGTTTATCTACAGTTATAGACATTATGTCAGCCGCGTCTTTTAATGATAGCTCTTTTTTCAGTAGCTTGTCTAACATTTCCGCGTCTTTGGACAGTGGCATTTTAGGCCGTCCACCGAGCTTCCCGTTAATTTTGTTTAGATCGTCTCGCTTTGCTCTCTTGTGTGCAAGCTCAAGTTTGGGGTTTATAGCCTTATCTATGATGTTTTGTTTTTCCCATCGCTCTCTATAAAGCTCTTCATATGTTCGATAGTCCATTAACTTTCCTTTCCAGTATGTCAAAAAGGGCCTCAATCTCCTCCATTCTTTGAAGAACGGGGCTATTGTGACCCTTTTTAGCTTCTAGTTTTGCAGTGCTTATGCACCGCTTTATTCTTTCAAATACAACAACGGTATCTACGTCCATCTTGCATCACCCTTGAGGATCACTGCGTCCCCGACGATACCTGTGCCACATAGCTCAGTTGCTTCTTCATTGAAGGGCAGACCTTTTAGCAGTCCCTCTTCATTAACGAGGATTTGAATGTCAGGATTTGTTGGTGATCGAACCATCTCGACCATACCTCCAACCATTTCCTGCGCCGCCTCCAGCGTTGGTTGCTTGTGTTCAAACGTTGTAATCATAACAATCTCCTTTACTAGAACTTGGTATATGTACCATATACTCCCACGACAATCAAGAAAAAAGTTAACCGGGGAGGCCCGGCAGTTAACTTATTAACCCGAACAAATCGTCGGCTTATATGTTATCCCGGCCCGTTTCTCTTTCATATTCGCCACGAGATAGTGGCCCATCCATAGTTCCCAGCCACTTTTCAGACCCGCCTGCCGTCATTGTGTACTTACGAATCAGCCCAGCTTCGCAAGCATCCGTTACTGCGGATTTAATTGTTGACTCTCTGCCTGCGCCTTTCAGGTATATTGCGCATGGCTCTGGAGAACTTGATTCATGGATAGCGGCGTATATGCCATCATGCACACCGCCTTGAGATACTGCGCGTCCTTCGTTTTCTCTCATGCGAACGAAATCAACAATGTGCGTCATGCGTTGACGGACAGTATGGGACAGCGCGAGCGATCTAATATCGACGGAGCGATCTTCTAAAAGACCAGTGTTCGGGTTACGAATGAAGTGTCGTATGTCACGATTGGCTGGCCCGTTTGATTTTACGACAGCGCCATCGAACACACCGTTTCTTGTGTACTCTATGCCCAAATCTTTACACCGCTGCTTGCCTGTTGTTTCGTCAACAGACCAAACAGAGAAGGCACAACGCACGCCATCAACAATAGCGGATGTACCCCGAATGAGGTTACGAGCTTGCTCAGGTGTTTTAACTGGATCGTTGTCTTTGATCTTCGCCATGTGGTGATTGACCATGACTGTTGCGCCTGTTTCGGTTGCCATTTGCGCCAACAGACCCATGAATGCGGCTCCTGCCGCGGGATCAGCGTTTACATCTGCGTGAACAAACGATGCCATAGGGTCAATGATAATTAGCTTTAGGTTCGATAGCTCAAGCATTTGCTCATAGATGCGCTCGAACTCTGCGCCCATCAGGTAGCTACTGTCGAACTTCTGCATGATTGGGAACACGCCGCCGAGGTTAGGCAATGGCAAGATGCGCAGTTGGTGATCGTAATGCTCGCGGTATTTCTGTGGATCAAGACGCGAGATACGTCTGTGCATTTCGTCTTTATCGTCTTCCGCTGTGATTAGAATAACATCGCCATGCTCTGCCACGAGGCCACCGAATGCGCTTTGCATAGATGCGCCCGATGCGACTTTCATTGCCAAATCCAGTGTCATCATGCCTTTGCCGCTATCGCCTGCCGCGGCAAACACCGCGGGAACTCCGAGCGGAATGGTGTCACCCACCAAGAAATGTTGCTGAGGTGGTGATCCGACAAAGTATTTGTCGATCAACAGGCTTTCGTCTAGCAGGGAGATTGGCTTTTTGACTTTGCTCTTCTGTGACTTGATGAACTTATCAATGTCAAAGCCCTCATCAATAGCGTCTGCGGCGTCCCACTTTTCTTCTTTTGTCGCAGGAATTTGCAGAGTTAGTGTGCTTTTCGCACCCGCTTCTTTGGCTTGTGCTTCTACAATCCGAGCTAATTTCTTGCCTGCCTCATCGTTATCAGGCCATAAGACCAAATCTTTGTTGCGCAGTTGCGTGAAGTCAAACTTACTGGCTGTGTTTTCAGACAGCATACCTGCACCACCGATGGTACAAGTCGCTGTATATCCTAGCTGTGTTAGAGCATCCGCGCACTTTTCGCCTTCGACCCAGATAACTGTGTTCGCACTTAAAACGTTCGGGATATTGTATAATGGTCTGGGTTCAGGAATACCTTGGCGACCATCCATGAACTGACGGAATTGTTTCTTTGGTTTGCCAGCACTATCCCGAACAATTTCTCCAGTTGCATCCCGGTCAAAGTATTTTCTAACTGTTACGAGAACCACGCCATCAGCATCAGTGTATGAATATTCGTCTTCGAACGGTGTACTGGGACTGATTGTACGCTTTTGTTCGGGTTCTGGCTGCACTGCTGGGGGCGGAGGAGTCGCCAATACGGAAAAGTTAACTGGATTGTTCGGCTTAACAATGTTTTCTGGCGGAGCAACGTAGTCTGCTGAGATGTAATCTTTGAAGTAATCCACGCATTCAGATAGGGAATACCCGCGTGCTTCTTTAAATACCTTACAAATGCCCCCGATGCCATCACCTGATTCGAAATCTTTGCCTGTCAGGAACCAAGGACTGCTAGTATCAATGTTTATGCGCAGTGATTGCCCTGCTTCGCCTTGCAATGATCCGATGAAAAACTCTTTGCCACGCTGTACCCCTTGAGGAAACGTTTCGATTAGTGCGCTCAATTGGACACTACGGGGAACTTCTCTTGAAATTCTCTCTGTTACCTCTCTGGGCGTCTTGCCAAAATTTAAAACATTCATTATCTTGTCCCTATCCACAACTTTACTACTAAATATGGGATGCCGCCGACCAAGCGCGTCCCATATTTTTTACCCATTCCAGCAAGTTTCACGAAATTCGCAGAACTTGCACAGGAAGAAATCTTTACTTTGAGCGATACGAGGTAGAATGTCACCAGCTTTTGATGCCGTCAAGATATTCACCGCCCTGTCGCTTGCTTCTTGAGCCAAAGCCTTATTGTACGGCACTAGCTCATAATACACTTCTGAGGTGTTTTTATTAATTACTGTAAACAACGCAGGGTTTTCGGTTAGCTCCATATATGTCTGGTACAACGCTAACTGAGTTGCGTATGTTTTGTTCGCCTTTTCTACACCGTGACGCACAAAGCCTTTAAACTTGCTGTCATTAGCTGACTTGCATTCCCACAGTGCGGGGTAGCCCATATCGACATCACCACCACAGATCACGCCATCTATGTGACCGCGTATCTCACCATCTGCGATTGAGAACCCGAACTGGCCTCCATCCTTATCTTCCGTTCTTAGATCGAAACCAGCGTCTTTCAGCCACTTTGCGGCGTAATCCTCAATCTCATGCCCGAACTGAAAGATGCGCAGTGTCTTGGCGCTAAACGCTTTGTCAGGGTCTATTGGGTAGTTGAGGTATCTGTATTGTATTTTGCGCGAGCATTCATCGCCAATACTGGACGCACCAATGTATTTTCTGCGCTCCCTCTTTGTTTCGTTAGAAACGATAGCCTTGTCCACGGCTTCCTTGATGCTTTCTGCTACATGATCCACCCTAGAATGGGATTGAAGTAGAGGGCCAAGTGCCTGTTGACTTAAAGTAAGTGTCTTCGAGGGTTCCAATTTCAATCTCCGCTGCTAGTTTTTGTGATTCTTGTATTCCAAATATCAATGTTTGGACTTGTTCTTCGGTGAGGTCACAAAACCTTTTATCCCACCCGAACTTACCGAGTATATGTGCCAACTCCTTCATGGGCTTTGGCGCTGTTGTTACGTCATTCAATGTATTGTCTCCTCTTCTTCGATTGAAAATAAATCTATAACTTTATTTATCTGGTTTGGGTCAAGCTCATTATTTCTGAAGCCCAAATTGAGAACTTCTTCGCCGTGAACCATAATGCTTGCGCTCCCAAACATGACCGTATTATCTGCCTCTTCGATCCTGTCGTTGATGATCTCATTAGCCACAGACTGAACTTCCTGCATGTCGTTGCTGTTTTTTACCCAACACACAATTTCGGACTCAGAGCTTTCTACTTTGCCCTGATCAGTCTCAACCATAAAAAGATACATTTCGAATCTTGGCATTAACTTTCCTTATTAGACAATTCGTTGCCACACGCCAAGTAGCCACAGCCGTCAATCCAATTATCTGTATTTTGAGGGTTGGATTTTATGCGAGCAATTTTAAGCATAGCCATCATAGCCCCTACGTCATGCGGCTTGATTAGCGTGTCCAGATAAATTGACCAGAGATTTGCTATGGTTGTCAGGTTTGATTCCATATCACCATGTGTTGCGGCGCGGTCTTTGGTGACATATTCTTTAGCTGTGTCTAATGTTTCAGACCTTTCCATAGTCTTCTCCCGTTATCTTTTTCCAGTTATCTGCGATCAGTCTATCAATTTGTGTGCGATTAAAATAGTACCCTAAACAACATGCGGCTTTGTACTTAGTCCACGAGAAATCCATCTCGCTTACTTGCACACCATTGTTACGCAAAAGCTGTTTTTGCTTTGGTGTTGCCGCTTGGTTTAACCACCGCTTTGATTTGTTCGCGGCAGTGCTGTCTTCGATCTCTCTTAGGAAATCATCTGCCGCTGACATAGCTTGCACCTTTTCACCGATGGAAACGATCCTAGCACGCCCATTCTGCGCCTTTACGATAGCAACCCAGTAATTTCCTATCTTGCCTACCATAGAGAAGCCATTGAAGCCTGTAGCCATCATCACAGTGCCTGTGCCATACGGATCAATCCACATGAAAGGCGACAGTTGCATGAGGTCATACTCAGTCATTACGAAGTCGATTAGCTCGCTCTTCTCGCGTAACTCGAACACATGTTCGCATATCGGACAGGTTCTCGTATTGGATGCGACTTCGCTTTCGCATTCTGGACACACTTTTGTTGGTGCGTCACCGCCTGCGTTTTTCTCTGCGCCGTCTAAGTTTGCTGTTTCGTCCAGTGCGCCATGCGTAATGATGGACGTACCGAAATCCATAACGATGCAATCTGTTTTGATTGTGTCTGGATAAATCTCAGGATCGACGATGCGCAGTCCACGACCAATCATCTGCACCATTGTACCCTTTTGTGAGCATGGGCGCGTAAGAACCACACACGCCACAGGTGGAGCGTCGAATCCTTCTGTTAGAACCATGACGTTTACCACAACTTGCAGATCACCGAACTCCAGATCGTGAAGCATTTCAGCGCGATCTTCTTTAGGTGTTTCGCCCGTTACGAAGTCAGCGCGAATACCAGCGCGTAAGAATGCTTCGCAAACATGTTCGGCATGTAGAACGGTTGAACAAAACACGACAGTCTTTCTGTCGACTGCTTTGTCTTTCCATTCATCCACAATGCGTTCGTTGATCACACTGCGATCCATAATCGCGGCGACCTCTTCCATGTCATATTCTTTGCCGCGCTTTGTGACCCTATCAAGTTGATCACCCACGCCCAAATCAATCACATAGCTTTTAGGGCGAACAAGAAAGCCTTCGCGGATTAGGGTTGCCAACTCGATTTGGTGTGCGCAGTTGTTGAATACTCCGCGCAATCCTTTGCCATCACCGCGATTTGGTGTAGCTGTAAAGCCCACAATCTCTGCGTTTTCGTTGTCTTTGAGAACTGCGTCGATTACCTTGGTGTATGTTGGAGCCGCGGCATGGTGGCCTTCGTCAATCACAACCATATCGAATAAGGGTCTGTCTCTAAGGTTACGATCACGAGACATCGTTTGAACCATAGAAAATACTGCATCACCTTCCCAGTGCTTGACTGTGCCGTTGACGATGCTTGTAGAGATTAAAGGGTTTACGCGCTCGAACTTCTCTTTGTTCTGGGAAACCAATTCGTCTCTGTGCTGTAGGACAAGAACGCGCTTGCCCTTTTTGTGCCGTTTGCCAACTAGCGCGGATAACATGATTGTTTTCCCTGCGCCTGTCGGTGCTACGATTAATGTGTTGTTGTGCTTGTCCAACGCTTTACAAGCGTCAGATACAGCAACCTCCTGATAAGGTCTGAGTAACATATTTATACCTATTTGCTAGAATAGTAAGTTGGGGGGTTCGCGGCCCACGGCCCCCCTATCCGTGGTCTAGCAGGCGCGGAATGGCCCTGCCGCTAGATTATTTCTGCGCCCAAGAAGGAACTGCACCGCTTGATTGTGCAGTAGCTTGTGGTGCGGCAACATTAGATGCAACGGATGTTTGCTGCATTGGGATGCTACCTTGAGGCAGAAAATCATTACTGTTCGGCGTGATTGCGGCTAACAACTGGTTGCTGTCTTTATAGCCGTTCGTGCCTTTCTTGATGCCTACTTTGGCACAAATCTCCATGCCACTCAAGTCCATCATACCGCTGATGTTGCGGTTTTGCTGTGCTTGTGGCGACATATCTGCGGGATCAATACCGCGTGCGCTTTCAACAATCGACTTGAGCGTCCGTAGCCCAATCTCTTTTGCAAGAGGCATACCGCTTTGGCCTAGCTTGTCACCATCGACAAATACGCTGTGCCAGAACTTGCGGCGATCATACTCGCCACCGATGATTGTGAACTCAAGGTTCATCCACTTAGCCGATGTGCTTTGTGATTTCTTGAACCATGCGCCCTGACCGAACTCAGGGATTTCGATGTCTCCCATTTGAACAAGGATCACGGCACGAACGATTGTTCCGTTCGGGATCAGTGTGAACTCTTGGTTCTGTGGGTTTTCATCTACGGGTACATTATTAAAATTTAACATTATGCTTCTCCTTCGCTAGAAGTCTGAGTTGATGGATCGACAAACGTAAGATCGTTGTCGGTTAATGGTGAGCCAGTATTCATCTTTTCAATCAATTTTCCAAGATGCGGCTCTTCAAGAGTGTCTAGTCTTCCAGAACGGTCTTTGGCTGGATAGCCCCATTCGTTAAGAGGTTGACACACAAACGCCCTGTATTGCCCATGATCACCTGACAGAATAGCCATAGTGATAACTTCATCAACAATTCCGGGCAATTCCCTGCCAGTTTTTGCGCCTTCGATTTGAAGGTTATATTGCTTGCGACCATAATCGTCTGTGACTTCATCCAAGATGCCAACAAAGATCACGTTCTTTGATCGGATGTGTTGGATGTGAGTGAGCCACGACATCATTTCGCGCCCGTGCATTCCATAGACTGCGCGAGTATCGACCTTACCAGACCGCTCAGAACGCGCTTCTGGTTGCTGTAAGCACCACTGGAAGCACAAACGCCCTGCCACGGTGATAGAGTCCACAAACAACGTATCGTACTTCTGCCACACCTCTGAGGTATCGCCATACATCTGAGCCACATAATCATAATGCGACTGACTATATGGTTGATCGTCAGAGAGTGATGGGTTTGCACCGCCTAAGAAGCACGCGAGGTCACGGCATTCCATCCATGTTCGAGGACGAACAACGTCAATAGGATGTCCTTCGATAGCGGCATCGCCTGCCTCCAAGTCCATAAACAACGTTGTTGACGGGTTGAGGGTTCGAGCAAGTGTGGTTTTACCCACACCGCTCTGACCACACACCACAATCTTATGACCTTTTTTCTCAGCCATACGCTGATCTGCTGTAATGATTTGTAGAGTCATTGCTCTAACTCCTCTACTTTGACTGTTCCCACTTGAACAGTGCGACACTCTTCAAGCTCTTCCTTAATTGCAGGAGGAGCCGCTGTGAATTTACGCTCTTCTACGGCGAACGTCAGCTTGCCGTAATGTTTGGCGTTCTCTGGCGACATGTTGTTTAACGTGTCACGCAGTTTGTCCTGATCCCATGTGACCTTCTTGCCCACAGTGACCTTTAGCCTTTGGTTGCCTTCTGCGATTTGCGCAGTGCCAAAGTCCTTGCCATGCGAACGCAAAATGTCTCGCGCTACTGGCAAAAATGTATCTGATAGTTGTTCTTCAACGTCTTTGAGTTCAAGGCGCATCTCACTGATAACGTGCTTGAGTTCGTCTCGACGCTCGAATAGCTCACGACTGTTCATGTCCATTCCTTTCCGCTTTGAGTTACTAGAGTCCCAACTATAACCATATGGTGTGGGTTGGTGTCAAGAACTTTTTTTAGAAAGAAATATCTCAATGCCAAGACAAGCCTTCATGAGCTTCTTTTTCAGCTTAAACTCAGGCGTTTCAACGCCCTTGGCGTCTTCGACAATTTCATGCCACACGCCGTCTTTGTCTTCGCGCTTGTAGCGGAAGTCAGCAATGTATGCACATATCTTTTGGTCATTAACGATTAGGTTGTAACGAACTTGTAACTCAAGGTCTTTGACCGTTCCTGCTCGTTCGAGTGACTTTATATATAGATACCGCTCCGATTCCCATTTCGAATCAAACTTAATGCCTTGCACAGTTACCTTTTTGTTTCCGTATTTGGGTCTTGACCCACGCCGCTTGGGATTATATACAGGTGAAAAGGTCATTTATGGGAAGGAGACTCCAATGCCAAACCCCGGAAAATATAAATCCGTAGGTGTTTCTATAGACGCTTACGACAAACTGGTTGCCATCGCGGATCATGAGGATCGTGCAATAGGACGACAGCTTGCACGCATGATCGAAGAAACATACGAAAACATCAATCGTAATGTCAAGTCTTCCTACACGCTGCCTGCTAGTTCAGGAATTGGTGGTCTGGCTTCTGTTATCGAAGACTAGAGTAAGCCAGCGTTACCCAAGCCACCTAGTAGTGTCGAGGCCACTGCTGGGTTTTCTCGCGCTCTTTCTCTAAGTGTTTGATTCGCGGCTGCTACAGAGGGCATTTCAGAAACTGGTTCAACACTTGGAACCGGAACACTTGTTCGGTTTACACGAGGTGCTGCCGGGGACCTTCGATCAGATTGAAGTTGATTTTTAAAATCATTTGCTATTTCAGAAGCTCCTGATTTCATTGAGCTATAAGTATCTACAATCTCTCTAGTGCCTTGTTGTTTGGCAAAAGACGCAGAAGTATCATTCAAAACTTTTAAAAATACTTGCATTTTGCCAGCTTTAGTTTTTTCTTTTGCTGCTTCTTTTCCGTACCTAGCCGCAAAAGATGTATAGAATGGCCCAGTTGATAGAAATCTTCCGACCATACTAAGCCGAGCAAGTGTTCCTATATTTTCTAATGGATTGGCTGCAATGTTCGCGGCAACAAGATCACCGCCTTCAGCCGATGACCCTAAAACTTTCATGTTTCTTCCGAATAGTGCTATAGAATCAGCTTCGGCTTCAGGAAATAAAGCTCTTAATTTGCCAGACTTTTCAGCTTTTATTAAGCGGTCAGATAAAAGTCTAAATGCTTTTTTGTCTGTCATAAATGTATGCTCGAAATCTCCAATTAGATTTTGCATGTAGTATGACTGTAGTTCGGCTAGTTCATCTGGCTTGTTTTGAAAAAACTTTGACAATTTAGTAATGTCATTACCTTTTACAGATGGACTTGCTAATAAATCTGCCGCTTCTTCTGGCATTAATGACCCAGCGCGAAGTTTCCTAGCAATAGCTGCTTTGTCAAACTGGGCCTTTTCCTGCATCGCGTCTTTAATATTACGAAGCAAATCAACGCCAGTTTCATTTCCACCCGCATTTAAATAATCATCTATAACGCTTTGATCTACGCGAGTTAAGGACAAAGAGTCCATTTGATCTGCAAGCTTTCGAACTTCAGATACTTTAGAGCCGAACAATTCTTCGGCTGTTCCACCTAAATCTTCTAGTTTTTGCTTGAACTTGCTACCACTAAACTTTTTAGAGCTATCCAAAGTTGACCCTGATTCACGCATCGTTTTGCGCAACCACTCAGCCGCAGAACGCTCTCGTAAAGTATCAAAAGCGTCTCGTCCTAAATTTTTTTCTAAAACCTCTTTTGCGTCTTTAAGAAGTTTTGGATTATCGTTTTGTATAAAACGACCATAAGCACCTTTAGGGTTTAATTCTTTTTCGCCTTTGACGACACTTTGTAAACTTTTTATACTTGCAGCATCCGAAACTTTTTCAAAACTGTTCATGCCCTCCTTAAAAAAGCTACGAAGTTTTGGTATTTCCTTAGCTACATTTCTAAAAAGTTTCTTATCCGCTGCTGTTAAGTCGGAAGCAGCTTTTCGATTCATAGCGTTGTTAACAGATTTGGGGGATATGAAGTCATCTAGCTTGTTAAGGAACTTATCCTTCATAATTTTAACGCTGTCAGAGCCGTAGTTGCCCATCCAAGTGTCATTAAGATTTTTTCGAGCTTTATAAACTTGCGTGAATGAAGCATCATCAGGCAACTTCATTAACTCATCTACAGCTTCACGAGATTTTCCCAAATTGCCAGAACGAGCCGCTATTAGTCTATCAAGCTCCAATTTGGCGTCAGCTTTCAATCCGCGAGTGTTGAAAAGCGCAGTATCTCCAACAGCACTATTTGTGAGGTTTTCGAGGTTAGCAAACTTTTCTTTTACCTTGTCATCAAAAGCCTTATATGCGCCAACAAAAGCGTTTTGTATGTCAGCATTTAACAACTCGTCCTTATTCGCGGCCTTACCTATCTGAACAGCAATGTCATCCATGTGCTTAATCAAGTTAGTCATTGTGCTTTTTTCTGCCTGCAAGAGAGCAGTGTCTCCTGATTCCACAGCATTCGTTAAGATTGCAGCCGTAGCATCAATGTCAACACCGCCATCAGCGCCATAAGCACGCAGCTTTCCCAAGTCCTGCATGATTTGTTCGTGATTTTGTCGTAACCGCGCTGACGTACCAAGAGCTTTTTCAGACATAGCCTGTTGTCTGGCTACAATAGAATTTGCGCCCATAGCCGATAGTGACGGTTTATAATTTGAGTCTATAGCCTCTGCGACTTCTTTTTGAGTTTCAGGGGCGAGCTTACTTCCCGCTCTTCCACGACCTGTAACCGCTCCAAAAGATTTGCCAACTAGACCAAATATACCTTCACCAGCCCCTGCGATAGCGGCTTCGATTAGCGCATCTTTACCAACCTCACCAAGTGTTTGCTCTTGGGTCCCCCGTAAGGTTTCAACGCCTTCTTCTAATAATTTTCCGCTACCAGAACCTATTGCAGCACCTATTGCAGCACCTAAAATTGGAATAGGAATCGCGGCTTGTCCAGCTATTGCGCCACCGATACCACCTACTATCTCCTCACCCGCAGCGCCCACAAAGTCTTGCAAGTCAGACAGGCTAAATCCACTTTCGTCAATCATGATAGGCTTGTCAGTTTCTATGCCAAGCAAAAGTGCGCCTTTTGGAGTAATCGCTAAATTTCCACGATTATCTCTAGTATAGTCACCTTCCCTAAAACCAAAGCGACCAAGGACTTTTTCTTCTTCTCCAGAAGTTTCAGCGCCAGCAAGTTGTCGCCTTAGCTTGTTGTTCGTAATGCCAGTTTCTGTATCAAACTCTTGACCTGATTGAGATCGTTCAATCCGAGACTTACGTTCTGGTCTTTCACTCATAACAATTCTTTGTATTTTGCTCTTTTCGATAGCTGTAGGTGAGTCTCCTGCAATCTGAAACCTCATGACCCCACTATCTGTTTGAACTGAAACAGAACCCATAATTACTAGCCCCTTATATCGTAGTCTTTTATTTTAACGCCATTATCGTCAACAGATTCAGTAAAGTTAATGTAGTTCACATCTCCAAAACTTTTGTCAAACATTTTCAAAACTTCGGCATATTGGTACTCGCCTTCTTCATTACCCCTATATTGACGGCGATCCAAAAATGTATCCACGATAGGGTCTAATGTTTGTTGCGACGATTTAAATAATTCTTGCATTGTCTGAACAGACATTACAGCTTTGTCTATATCTCCAAATGTCTCAAAGTTTCCTAACGCCGCTTTAATATCACTAACGTCAACATTGGAAATGCCGTTCCCTGTTTCTTGAGTAAGGAACTTTTTAAATCTAGCTAAAACGCTTCTTTGCAAGACTTCAATTTGCGAAGGTATGCTAACTTCGTCACCACTTGGATAGCTCAAATCCATACCCATAGAGTTTCCAACTTCTATAAGTCGAGATAGTATTTTTGTTCCTGCTGTGCCGCCAAAGCTATCTGATCCAAGGTCTTTCATATCCAGAAGAAGACCCTCCATTTCCTGAAGCGTATCCATTCCTTGAGCGGTTTTTTTGTAGGCACTTGCCACTTCTCTTGAATCTATAAGGGGATCAGACCAAACCGTTCTGCTTCCAAACTCTGTGTCTTGACCTCTACCTAATTTTATTTCTTGAGCACCAATTCTTAAAGATTGCTGTTCTGTGTTTTTTAAGGCTTCAGTAAGTTTACTACCGCCCTCCAACTGAGCTTCCAGTATCTTCAATCTACGCTCATTAGCGTAATCTAAGTCTTTTAAATAAAGCTCTTTCTTTAATGCTCTATTAGATGCCTCGATTGCTTTGGACGCGTCTTCATCAGATTTTATCTGTTGCAGCGCATATTTCCCTGCTGAAATTCTAGCAGCTTTAGCGTCTGCTGTCGCCTTATCCAAGGCAGGTAATGCTGATTCCCCAGCAGAGGCTACAGATTGTAGCATTTTCCCGACATTAAATCCTTTGCCAGCTTTATTTTGCATCAATGCAAGTCCAAAAGCCATAAGCGCACGGCTTTTATCTACTTTACCACTTGCGTCTATTCCGGTGGCCTCTTCAAATTCTTTTTTGTAACGCTCCAAAGCATCAGATTTTGATTCTTTTTGAGGAGGAGTTTCTCCTAAAGCACTTTCCCTGTCTTTCATCGCCGCAGCAAAAGCATCATTTAAATTTTCACTTGTAAGGCTTTCCCCGTAAGATTCTTCTAAAGATTTTACAAGAACGGGGTCTATGGAGCTAAGGATTTTTTGGTTAGCGGAAGATGCACCGTCCATGTAAGCTTTCCGCTCACCGGGCTTTTCTACAACTGTTCCGCGCCCACCGCCTGTTATTTCTTTTAAAATTTCTTCTATTCCGTCAGTTGATTCCTCGACAGACGTTTCAGCAGCTTGTGTCTCTGTATTGTCTAGGGAGGAAAGTATGCTACCTATTTCATCAAGTGCTGAGGGCTGGAATACTGCCTCTTCGCCTAAAGCCTCACGAGCCGCTATGTCGCTTTCAGCGGCTTGCTTTTCAAGCAAAGCCTTTTGATTTAAGTTTCCAATCGGGTCTGTCTTAAAGGCATTGTCTTGTATCTCTCTGCGAGCCTTTTCTAAAGAAGATATTTCTTCAGCCCTGCTTTGAGCGGGACTAAATCGAACACCACTAGGAGAAACTAATTGCCCCCCGCCTCCAAAAAACCCACGGTCGTCTTGCACTAATCCCTCGATTAAAACATTTAAATCATCAGAACCAGATGTTTGATCCATGTATTGTTCTAAAAGATCATCAGGCAATAAGCCACTTTCAGCAAGCTCCATAAACGTAGCCATTCTTCCGCCTGCCCCAAAGCCTCCATCGTAAGCGGGGATGTTTATCATAGTACCTGCGGCCTCTGGGCCTTCACCCGCAAAAAGACTTTTGAGTTCAGCCCCTAAACCTTTGTTGTCAGGATTGTTGGCATAATTTTCGTATGCTTGTTTTTGTCTTTCTAATGGGTTCAGAAGAGCCATGATTTACCTCTTTATTGTGCGCCTTGGTAGGTAGCATACATGCCTACACCTTGAAGGAATGGGTTGGGGGCTTGTGACGGTTGTTGTGTATAAGCACCGTACATTGAAGCGGATGGAGCGCCAGTCAGGAAGTTCTGAGCGTAGCTGTAAGGCGCAAGAACTTCTTGAGTGTATCCAAGCTGGTTCTGACGTTCGAACTCTTTAGCCTGTTGATCGTACTCGCGCTGTTTACCACCAATGCCGTACATGTAGTTAAGATCAGCGGGAGCCATGCCAGCGTAGGCAGTACCAATGTCAGCGGAAGTTCCAGCCAACGCGCCGTAGCCCTTACCGATATTAGCCTCTGCCGTACCGAGATTGCCAACTGCCGATCCTAAACCACCAGTTAAACGACCTGCTTCAAGGTTGCGTTTGTTTTCGTCCTCTTTCGCACGAGCTTGCGCTTCTGCGCTTGATAGACCCATGCTACGATACATGTCAGCCGCTTTTAACATACGACCTTCAGCGTCTTGGAATGCGCTTCCTTCAGCAGTAAGTTGTGATCCAGCTAATGAGCCAAGAGCCGTCCCAGCAGTTTGTTGACGCTTTTCGCCAGACTCAAATGCGCTTTGACGGGCGTTCTCAACTGCCTGAGCAACTGAACTTTCAAGCTGCGCACCTGTAAGGCCACGCGCCTTGCCATCTTCAAACGCTTTTTGCCTTGCGCTGTTGATCATTTGTTCGGCATTTATGGTGCGTGATGCACCTGACTCGAATGCTTTTTGACGAAGTTGCTCTTCAGTTTGTGAAAGTCCAGCAGACGTTCCAGCCGCAGCTAATCCACGCTGTGCCGCATCTTCATACGCTTTTTGCTCAATGGTTGTACCACGAGCGCCTAGCTCACCTGTCAAGCCAGATGCTTGCAATGCACGCTTGCGAGCCGATTCGTCAGTTGCCATCGCACTTGCCAACGCTTTGTCGTATCCTTGCGACATCAAGTTGGCTACTGTGTTTTGTTTTGTTTCTTCGATTGCACGAGCAGTCTCTGCGGCTTGTACGCCTGCACGAGAGCCTCCAAATGCGCCTGCGCTTATTGCTTTTGCTGTGTCACCTTGACGGCGTTTTGCGCCCTCACGGGTAATTCTATCCATTGCCGCATCAACGACTTGAGCCTTGTAAGGGTCCATAAACGCTTGTGTTGCGGAAGCTGGATCAAAAGCCCCTAAACCTTGTTCTGCTAGTTCAAATGCACGACCCGTGCCACGCTCGAACGCTTCACGCGCCCCAAACTCACCTTCGCCAGCCTTTTTCAAAGCGTCACGAGCTTCGCCTAATCCACCGCTAAGTTGATAGTCACCTGTGCCTTTGCGAAGACTTGCCTCATCAACACCAAACGTTCCTTGCCCACTGGCTATTCCTGAACGTGCGGCGTCATAAGCTGTTTTATCTACGCCAAACACATCACGACCACCTTCGATAGATGAGCGAGCATCGCCGTATAGAGCATCAGCCCTTGCTTTGGCGTCGAATGCTTGAGTTCCTTGATCCGCACGAGTTTTCGCGCCTGAAAGAGCAGTGTCGTATATGCTTTTTGCGTCTACGCCACCTGTACCAGCATCAATGTAAGTCTGGGCATCTGGAAAGTAATCAGTAAGGGCATCTGCAATAGTACCTGCGCCCGTGTCGAACTGATCAGCGGCATCTGGAAGATAGCGAGCCTTTCCCTCTGCATCCATGAAGTATGTGTTGGCGCGATCCATAAACGCTTGACGCTCTTCAGGAGTGTCAAAGGTTTGGTAAACAGCACTTTGGAGCGGGTCTTCACCAGCTTGAACATAATCAGGAACTTTAAATAAGTCTGGATACGCTTCCGCATCCATAATACCGCCCTGAAGAACGCCGTCTTCATCGGGTACACCGAATATTTGTCCGAGTAACGCCTCATCGTATTCCTGCATATACGCAGGGAGTTGGCGTATGGCTATACTTGTGGTTGGGTCGCTCATTACGCTTTCCTCTCTAGTCGGTCCATCATGCCGTACATTTTATTAATACCGCTATTCAAGTTGCCGTTTCCAGCACCTTTTACCGCACCGCGGGTCATTACAAATTCTCCAGCGGTTAGCATCGCAGGGACATCATCTTTTGTCCCAGAACCCTCGCTAGGCATTATTGCGCCATTTCTTCGTGGATAGTAAGCTGCGCCGCCATCATTAAACTGTGCAGGACCGCCTATGGTCATGCCTTGATCTGGTATTGGCATATTGTCTACGGGTGCATCCGCAACAGGTTCAGTCCCGTAATAAGGCCGACTTGCGAGGAAGTAGTTTTTGCTTCCGTCTTCCATTCCCACTATGTTCTTCATAACCCCATCAGTATCTAGTTGGTCAACTTTACCATCACGGTTAAAGTCGTAGCGGTTCAAGTCATCACCCTCAAAAGGTCTAAGACCAGTTTGGTGTCTGAGCATGTTGGTTACATTACTCATAGTCAGGGGATCATTATCAAAATCACTGAAGTCGTAAGTGTAGTCGTTTCTATCGTAGTTACGTTTGGCTAGTGAGTAAGCAGGGCCACCTTGGTTATAATACTGAGGCTCAACTGCGCCGCCCTTAGCGTATTGAGGAACACGACGATCAGGTAAGGGTCGCGGTTTCAAACTAATTGGGCCTTCTCCAGCGCCACGTTCAAAACGCGCTCTGTTGCCATATGGATCAGGGTCTACGTCTTCGCTGAACAGGCTGTCTAGTAGCTGAGAGCCAAGGCCCATTGCTATAGATTCGCCAAATTTTGTGTTTAGCATTTTACCTATAACGCTATCAGGATTAGTGTCAAAAAACTCGCCAATGCCCATAAGACCTTCAGCACGCTTAGGACTTACAGCATCCTGTAGTTGTTTTTTAGCAAGGTTTTGACCAAAACTTTCAGCGTTGCTTAGTGAGCCAACAGTAGAACTGCCGCCGCTAGTCAATTTGTTTACAATTCCGGGGTCAGCATCTAGCATATTATCCAAAAACGGTACACCTGTACCTCGTCCAGACATAGCCCCAAGTCCACCACCGATTGCGCCACCCAGCAAAGCGTCCCTTAACGAAACATCTTTACCTTGTAATTTTCTAAGTGCAACGTTTCCAATTGCGCCTTGCACCGCAGGGTTCGAAACCAAGTTACCCAAGAATGGAAGGATTTTATCAAAGAAAAACTCTGGCTTTCCAGTTACAGGATTAATGCTATTCTGACCTGAACCCACAACATATCGACGCGGATCAGAGCCTGCATCCTGAAATGCTTTACCCAATCCACGAGCAACTTTTGGATTCTGTCGAAGAACTTCTCTAGGCACAACTGTCTCACCCGGAGTCAGGTGTGCCATGCGTGTATCACCATTTCTTCCGTAGCGTGCCATGTCCTGCATTATACTAACCTCTTATTACTTATCCCAAGTTACCAAATCTTCCTCAAAAATACTAGAGTGTCGATCCAGAAATAGATTCAGGCATAGTAACCTGAACATTTGTACTTCTTTTTTCCGATCCTGTCCAATTTTCGCCGCAATCTGGGCAGTTTCCATTGGGATAGGACGCAATTTCTTCTTTTGTATCTACAACATTTTCACAATTTGCGCAATGAACTGTATCGACGCTCCCAGAAGGACGCCAAGTTGAGCCGTTATCCATAGTAATAATTGTATCAGTCATGATATTGTCACCGTTATTGTACCGACAGAGCCTGTCGCTTGTGAGCCTTGAACGTATGGAGAGTGGGCTACAGGAACCCGCAATTGTCCACCGTGGTTAAAAACAGTGCCGTCCTCCAATCCAGAATCGTCTGTTTGAAGGTTTGTAAACACTGTAAAGGTATTTCGGCCTTCTCCGGGGTTTTGCATATTTTGCAAATACGTCGAATATGACCTTAAAACTTCAGCAAAATACTCTTTGTTGTAGTCGTCAGGGGGTAATGGAAAGAATGGTAAGTTTAGGTTTCTTGACATTAACGTCTCCCGTCAGGTCGAACATCAACGCGAGGAGAACCCAATCTCCAACCCACTCCAGTGTCTTCGCTTTCTATTCTGAACGCAAATGACCTACCTCTAAGCCGAACAAATACCTGTTCTGTAAACTGCTCAACCGGGATACTCGCTGTTTTTACAACTGTGCGAGCGTCAGACGACAGGTAGTTTCCGCCGGGAAAGTTTCTGACTTTTAGGGTCATAGTGGCCTGTGGAGATGGAGCGGTAGAGTTTCTAAACGTCAGATCAGGTATTAGACGGCGCATAAATGCGAACTGATCACCCTCTCCCAAGTCCATTTGGCTACTCTCAATATATGAGGTAATGGCACTCGCAGGAGATGTACTTCCGTCATCAAATCCGATCTCTTGAAAATAAAGATAATGGTCTGTTGAAGCCGCAAGAGGATCGTTGTTAACTCCTCTATCTAGCCAACATGTGCGGTTCATTAGGCCATAATACCAGATTTTCTGGTCATAATTGTAGGTAACATAGCTATCGTTTTCAGTGCTTGATGCAGATGGATAGAACCAAGTAACCTCAGAGAATGCAGTATTTAAGCCAGCCGTCACCTTTTCCAACTGATCATTGTTAATGTTTGTAAAGACATAATCTCGAACTGAACATGGGATACGTTGAACCGCACCACCGTAAGCATAGAACTCTTCTGCGCCCATCCAGTACACGTTATCTTCAACTGCAATAGCCGCTAACGGGCTTGCAATTGTGATATTTTCAGAAATAGCGTTTATGCCAAACGTGAACGGAGGCCCAAGAAACTGCATTGCATGTAGTGATACATCCGTAAACACAAGTATTTGCTGTCTTGTTTCTACGGCTGTAATGATCTTTGACCCTGAACCAATGCGCAAATCACCCGCGGTTGTATCTACAAGGGATTGCCAGTCAAGAATGTTTTCTTGATCAGAAAACCTAATTAACAAGGGGTCTTGCACTCCGGGTTCTAATTCTGAGTCGCACCCAAATGCGATAACATGGCGGTCACGATCAGAAACAAGAACCTGTTTTGCTATTGTAGGAACTTTATTAGCACCCGCTATAGACGCTAACTCAACCGCTCTATTCGCTAATCCGTTTGTTTTGTCCCAATAGAATATATCTCCATCACGAACATTTATTAGAAGGTCTTCACCAAAGTTGTCATGTGACCATATGCGAAGTGTTTGACCAGATGTCGCCAAAGACGCCCCAGAACCCCAAGTCCCACGACTCCAAGTACCAGCGCCCCAACCAGTGCCTACGATTGTTGTATCAAGACCAGTGTTGATCTGGTACGCGCCAACAACAGAGCTACCCCCATTGCCGCTATCTGAGGTTGTTGCGAATACATATGTAGGGTTTAAGCCAGTTGTAGTTGTTATGCTTCCAATTGTGCTTACAGTACGAGCTTCTATTTGATAGCTATTGACGTTTATAATGTGCGTGATTTGGTATTCTTGATTAAGAACATCAGCCGTTATATTGCCACCGAGAGTTGCCGTACCTGAATACGTTACAAAATCATTCTCAAGAGCGCCGTGGTCTGCATCTGTTACAATTAAAGTCGCGCATGTAACGGCTGCGCTAGAAGAGTGAGACGCGGCTACTGTATCGTTGACGCCCCTTACACAACCAGTAAGATTATTGCCTGATACAAGTGCATAGGTAATAATCTCACTACCTATTTTTATTCTTCCAGAAGCAGGAAAGCCACTTGCTGACGTTAATGGGATTGTGTCAGTTACAGCGGTAATGCCAGCACTTAATGTGTTTGCGTTTGCGGAGAACGTAATGTCTCCTGCCGCCGTGGTCACGCGAATAGGCGTTATGTCGTTATATGCACCACCCTCGTTGATATAATACTTGAGGTGAGTTCCTACGCCAAGGAAGTTGGAGCCGTCTAACGCAATCCAAGGGTGCAAAGCGCGACATGTGCCTAGAAATGCGTTTGTAGACTCTTTTATCCAACCACCAATTTTCTCAGGATAACCAAACCTAAACCGAACTTTGTCCATGTCAAACCACCCACCTTCATTCGAGTAAGAAGTGGTTTCACGGTTGATACCGGGACGAAATTGAAGTTTGGTTAGCGGCATCACAAATCTCCTGATGTGAAGATTATACACAATTGTTCAGTTTACGCCAGAGTTAGGTTTAAGCCGAACAATTGTAGAAATCATCAGTTTTTAAAAAATAAGCCGAACAATTTATGTCAGCCAAGCATATATTTTTTTAGTCTTCTCCAATCGGTCATCTAAGCCATGAGTCCCACCGTTCACACGGCGCGTGATTTTTGTGATTACATCATCGTTTACGCCTGTATCTGCAATTTTAAAGAGTCCATTACGCTGAAAAAACCAGTATGCGCTTTCAAATGCGTACTCTGTAGCTACAAGATCAGGGTCTTTCATTACATCTGGCAACCTCATCTCGGATGCAAACTTTCGGTAGTTTGTACGGCCTGTGCATTGTAAAAATCCTCGGCCTCGAAATGCCCAGCCGTCATTTTCTTCAACATTTCCAAGAGCGCCACCCTTTGACCTATGCTCATCCATGTAAACGTAGTTGGCAATTTTTTGAGGATTACGCGCATATTTTGACGCGTCTTCTTTGCCTTGACCAAAATAACGACCAAATACACGATTTAATGCGTCTTCAGAATAGTTAAGATTTTCTTCAGTTAGCTTAAAATATCCGCTCTCGTGCGCAGACTGACCAAGCAAGTGAGCCGCACGCTCTGGCGATAGCTCATAATGCTTGCTAATTGCCTTTGCTGTAGTGGGGCCAAAAGCCCCATCTGGGCTTACTCCACAGCGTTTCTGTAAGGCTTTCATTGCTTTACTCATTTGATTTTCGCTTTCATAAACAAAACTAACCCGTAAATAACGAGTCCAAAAACGGTAGCCACAGCCACATCAACTAGATGTTCTCGCATGTGATATATAAACTCTATACCAGCTTGGACATCCCCCTGACCAGCAACTGTGTTTACTTCCACGTTTTTAGTGCCGTTGAATGTGCCAATGGTTTGCTCCATTTTATCTGCCGCCTATCATGCCGTTATGATCTCGATTTATATACTTTAGATCGTTTTCCATAACAGCCACACGCTGTTTGATACTGTTAATAGCACCAATGGTCGTCATCAGTCCTGCAAGCTCATCCCACAGATCATCAATCTCTTCGAACGCGTGATTTAGTTCAGAAGCGTTAGATTCTACATCTCTCTTGAGGTTTATATTGTCTTCTATAGCCATGCGTGACCCTAACTGGCTTACAGTCTCTTCTAGCCCAGATATGGTTGATGCCTGTTGAGATACCCACCAAACGCCTCCTGCTAATTGAACTGCCATTGCAGCGACTAAAGCTATCGGTAATTTAACATTTTCCATTATTTCCTCTTAAACATTGCGGTTGCTCCGCGTACACCAAAACTCGCTGAAATTGCGATACCTAAACTGTAAAAATACCAATCGGGCGCTTTGGAAAGCTGTTCAAATCCCTTATCAACCCAGCCTTCTGTTCCCGGAATAAATGCTAAAACAAGGGGAATTGACAGGACAATTACGAACCATTCGTCTTTCCAGCTTGATTTAGAACCCTCTGCCATAATGCGTTCCCAGTCGGCAACGCTTGTTTTTTCAGACAATAATATCTGAGCTTTCGCCTTCGCCTCAGTTAGCTTCAACTCTGCGGATGCTGCATTCTTGTCAGCTTTGCCTTGTAACCAAGACCCCGCGAGGTTTGCTACCGGACCTATGAGTGATTGTAACATTACTTAGACTCCTTACCCATCCATATGCCGAACGATCCCGTGAAGGCTCCAGTTACGACTGATATTAGACCCGCCTGTGATACCGATAGGTCAGGTTGAGATAATGCCCACTCTAGGCAACGTATATACATAATGGTTGTCACCAGCATCATCAGACGCGGCAGAACTTTCCACTCGTCAAGTTTTGTTGCCATCACGTTTTCCTTTCTCTAACCACGCTTTTGCTATTCCGCTGTGATGCGTTATTATAACAATTTTTCCAGCTTTGTCACATACAACGTATTTTCCTAGTTTGTTCTTGTATAAAGTCACCCGTTCGCCAGCTTATCTACTCCCCATATCATCGCTACGGTTCCTGCCACAAAAATTGTAACGCCCAACGCCAATGAAACACCCCAGAACAATCTGTCTCTAGCAGCAGCTTGGGCTTCTAAGGCTTCTTTTTGGCGTTTTCTTGCTTCAGCCTGCTCGCGTACAACCAAGTCCCACATGCCCGGTGGTCCATATAAGCGGCAATGGCTGCGAAGGGTTTCCATAGCTTCCTTGTGCGCCATTTTTGCCTGAGCAATGGCAAATCCTTCTTCCTCACTGGAAGTTAGTCTTCCAAGTGGCCCTTTGTGTTTGCCCGATTCCGCAACAGCTATGTCAGCTTCTAGCTTTGCTAATTTTCCAAAATGCGGCATAAGACTGTTTACGTCTTTGCCAGCTTGAACGGCACTACTAATGCCACTAGCTATTTTAGTTACAGCGCCTGCTAAGGCTAAAACTTCTATCATGCTTCACGAAAGCTCCTTGGGCAATAATAATCAGGATCAACGCGATAAACGCGCTTGTTATACATGCCGTCACATTGATAATGACAGGCTTTATAAAACCAGCTTCCGTAGCCGTTCACGAATACATGCCCATATCCTATGAATACAAGCGTGCAAAGCATGTTATCGCTCCATTAAGCGATCTATTTTTTCTTCAAGTCGGTCAAACCGTGCGACAATTTGACTCATAGTTGAAGCACCGTCTAGTTTATTGACGTATTCTTTTGCCATCTCTTCCCTTGTTTTATTCAAGAGAATTTGAACGCGCCCAAGTTCGGCATGTTGGGCTTTTATCCACCAACCTAAACCACCGATTGCAGTGGTTAAGCCTAAGTTTATGAGCGCGTTCATTTCCATTATTGTGCCGCTACCTCTTGAGCTTCTTCAGACTCTTCCAAAGACTTTGCAAGCATATCCATAAAGGCTTGCTTGCCGACAGCGAGTTGATCCAGATTAAATTGGGCAGAACCCATCTTTCGGTCCAAGTCAGCAACGTGGTTAATCATAACCTTCTGCTGATCTGTCAGTTGGTCTTCAGTGTAGTCAGTGCCGTTGATCGTGACGGTTTTTGTTTGTTTCTCAGCCATCGTGATCTCCTTTTAAATTGAGGTTAAAGTTATTCAGCAGCCCAAGGGGTTCCTGAAGCGGTTGTCGCAGCGCGGTCAATTTGGCCTTGTACTTTAGCAGTACGGTTGGCCTCAACGCGAGCTTTGGCTTCATCGGCGGTTTCATCACCTTCGATCAAGCTGTTGTAGACCCAACCAAGAACCTGCGCTTCTGTCAGGTCAGCATATGGTGTGAAGTCTGGGCTTGATGGGTCTGGCTCGCAGCGCAGCTTCCCACCTTCTGTTGCGGTATAGGATGGGGTTCCATCGCTTGCCGCTACGCATGACCAATAGACGAGGAAGACCCCGCCTGTTGCGTCTGTGTGTTGCATGTCCGATACGGACCAAGTGCAGGTAATAGCCATTGTTTGTTTCTCCTTTATGGCGTTGGGTTAAGCGTTTTCGAGTGCCGTAATACGGGCCTCTAGTTCTTCATTCTTAGCTATAGATTCTTTAAGCGCAGCGGTGAGTAAAGGTATGACATCTGTATAAGATAGAAATAACTTATCTGAGATGCCCGTTGTATCTGCTATCTCAGGATCATCTTCTATTACACTAACCGCTTCTGGCAAAACAGCTTGAACATCTTGGGCAATTAAAAACGGGCGTGAAACGTCTTCTGGGTCTTCATTATAACGGCCCATTTTTGTTCTAAGCGTTTTGACTTTCTCTGCGGCATTTTCAATATCACCAGTTAAAGTTTTTAATCTTTCATCAGACGCAGAAGTCCAACTTGTTGCGGTGGTGCTTAAGTTGACCCCACCTGATGTTCCAGCACGAATCCGAAAGCCTCCATTGGGAGAGGAGATATAGTTTAAGCCAGAGCGAGTCCAAGCCAGTTCATTACCCGTACCTGAGGCACAAACAGCCCCTACACTTCCACCAATTCTAAATTGACCTCCATCAGTTGCAGAACCAGTTTGAGTGCCAGAGGGATATGATTTTGGGTCACCATCATTAATGCCAACTGCATTTTCCGCAGCATCTATAAACAGCATATGGGCTTTGCTGGTACTCTCAACACGGAAGTCTTTGCCTGAAGAGCCGGCTTGGTTGATAACAATATTCGCCGCAGCTTCGACAGTTATATACTCGTTGCCAGTTTGATCCGTCAGCATAAAGTTTGACACTGATCCATCATAATATTTAGCGAGGACGTAATCTGTTCCCGGGCTAGATGTAAGATGAATCCCTGCCGATCCTTCTGTGCCAGACGTTGCACGAGTGTCACGAATAGAAAGTATACGTCCACCTTTACCCGTTGCTTGTCCGTAGACCCACATGGACTGTTCAGTAGTAGTGCCGCCATTAACGGTAAGGACACCTGCTTGGTTACTGCCGCCTATAGTAACCCGTCCTGCTCCACTGTTTGCACCCGCATCAACAAACAGCATATGGGAGTTGGCGTTACTCTCGACGCGGAAGTCTAAGTCATTGGAACCTTCGTTAAATACTGCTCCAGATGAGGTCATTCTTAAATTTTCAATGAAGGATATGACTGCATCAGCACTTCCATTTGCAGCATGAGAAAAAAGATGACTTCCTGAGTTTTGAGTATATTTTCCTGCTGGATTGTTTGAAGCATATCTAAAATCACTATTATCGTGATACACGTTCCACAGCATATGAAAATTATCAGCGCCAGCAATTTGCTGCCAACCGAGCCAACCTGCATCAGCATCAGCAATACCGAAGTTGATACCTACAGAGTTTGAACCCCATGATTGGTCTGGTGTCATGCCCACACCAATTTGACTAACCCCACCATCAACCACGAACATATTTGATCTTGCGTCACTCTCGACGCGGAAGTCTTGATCTAAAGATGAGTTATTTACTAAAAACTCTGTCGAAGTAAGCATAAGCCTAGACTGCCCCGCAGCCGCAAAAATTAACTTATCCCCATTATGTTCGTATTGAATATAACCACTATATCTAGCTGTTCCAGAAGTACCATCAGCAAACATTAAGTATTGAGTTTCGTTTGATCCGTCACCTGCGATTGTTATGCCGCCTTCATCTGGAGCCATTACAACTAAATCTTTTGCGTAATAGCTGTTCATGGCATTTGTACCAATGCCAACTTGGTCATTCCCCGCATCAACAAACAGCATATTAGCGTTGTTGTCACTCTCGACGCGGAAGTCTACGTCAGCACCACCTTCATTAAAGACAGCAGCCGTTGGGCCAAGCCTTAGTTTTTCTATCGCTGGATTTCCTGCTGTTGCAGTATCAAATAAAAGACCACCGTCTTCAGTTGTATTAGATGCGTCTGAAATAAAACCAGTAATAGCAGCATATTCTGTTTGGTTGTTAGAATCATCGTCTGCATTAAATATTATGCACCCGATTCGGTCACCATCTGCTGCGCTGCTATTATCCCTAGCTAAATTTAAAAATGGGCCTCTATTGGCATCTGCATCGGTACATTCAAGGATAAGATTTGCGTCATTATTAGAGGTGCGAAACCGTCCTTGTCCAAGTACATCAAGCGTATACGCAGGGGCAGATGTAATTAGACCAATTCTTGAAGTTGAAGCATCAACAAACAGCATATGGGTGTCGTTGTCACTCTCGACGCGGAAGTCGCTATCCGCACCGCTTTCATTAAACACACCACCTACGTTAAACGAAGCCGCACCAGCACCTGACATATCAAGGGTTAGGGCGGTTATAGACGATCCGTTGTCTACCCCTTTAAAAATTATATCTTGGTCGGTAGTGTTCGCTTGAATTATATTTTGATTGGATGAATGATATATTAAGAAGTCTTGGTTGTCTCCAAAGCGAAAAGCATTACCATCCGCCATATTAGCATCAGCATTAAAAATTGCTCTACCCGCCTCAGACATATCAAGGGTAAGAGCAGTTACAGTAGAACCACCATCGTTGCCTAAGAACTTCATATCTTTGTCAGAGATTTGAGAAGAAATATTTACATCACCAGAGTTGTTCTGAAATATTCTAGCGTGTTCTGTCCCTGCGTCTTTAAACAGAACGTAGCCGCTGTCAGAATCAAGACTAATATCCCCTGCAACGTCTAGTGTGAAGTCTCCAGAAGCATTAGAAATATTGTCTCCTGCGCTAAATACGATGTCATTACCGCCAGTCGTGTTGCCGTTAGCAAGTATTTCTGCAAGTGTGTCAACAGTGCCAACCTGACTATCTACATACGCCTTGATTGACTGTTGAGTAGACAACGCAGTGGCGCTGTTCGAGGCCATGTTGTCTTCGTCGAGAATATTAGTGACAGATACTGCCCCAGTACCAGAAAGGTTGTCAAACTCAACCGTCCCCGCATCAACAGTGCCTGTTACAGTCACGCCTCCGCCGACTGTCACGCTTCCAACTACATTTAAAGCATCAAAGTGTGCATTGTTGAAGACGTTCGCGGCTACGGCACCTGTACCGCCACCGTTAAAGAACACAACCGCAGTCGTACCCGCAGGTACTTCATAGTCGTTACTAGCGTTATATGTGCCTTGAAACAGCAAGATACTGCGCGAACCAGACAAGCTGTTACGCACATAAATAATCTTTTCAGCGTCATTCGGGGTAAGTTGCACATAAGCCGTGCCACCCAAATCACTGCCATCATTAAAAATAACCAATCGGTTGCGCCCGTTTGAATTGGAGCCATCGCTAATTGGAAGTGCGTTTGGAGAGCCAGAAGACCCTGTGGAACTTAAAGTTACTGTGACCTGACCATCAAGCGCAGTATCTAAAAGTTCTAAATTTGTATTCGTGGTACTTCCCCATGTGCCAGACTGTTCGCCAGTTCCTATGAGTTCGATACCGTTGTTTAATGTATATGTACTAGGCATTTTTCTATCCTATGCTGCTATGTCATCCCAGCCCGGAGATTGAGACGGTGTTTCGTCACTCCAAGCGGGGGTGGAAGATGGTGTTACGGGAGTATAACCCGGATTTTGATTTGGAACAATAGCTCCCCAAACGAGGACCTGACCTGCAATACCTGTCGCTGATACTCCAGTGACATGAACGTCTGCATTTGCGTTAGTTTCTACGGCACCAACTTGACCAGTTCCTGCAACGCCAGTGACGTTTACAGTAACAAATATTCCTACATCTACTGTTCCAACAGTACCAGTAGCCGCAACGCCAGTCGCGGGAGCATTCGCGTCAGCAGTTGTAGTGACTGCACCAACAGAAGCTGTAGCCTCCAATCCTGTAACGGAAGTTATTGAATCGGCGGTGACGACGACAGACCCTACGGTTCCTGTACCAGCTACTCCAGTGGCGTTAACAACGGCTGTTCCAATAACTGTAACAGAGTCAACAGACCCAGTAGCCGCAACGCCAGTGACGTTTACATTAACGCCTACGCCTTCAATAATACTTACAGAGCCAACTTCACCTGTTGCGGAAACGCCAGTTGGATTAACGTTAGCCTCTGCTACAACGGTTACGCCGCCAACTGAACCCGCGGCCTGTAGACCAGTCACAGGGACATTGGCCTCTGCGACTATTGTTACAGAGCCAATTCCCCCAACGGCACCCACGTTCGTAACGGAGCCTTCGCCAAAGGCAAGCTGGCCCCACGTTCCTCGGCCCCAACCAGAAAAGGGGACGATAACATCCGTCATTAGGCTATCCGAATGATGGCGTTAGAAGCATCTGCCGTTGGGAATACTACAGTAAAGTCGCCATTTGTAGAAGTTTTGTCAGAACCAAAGTCCAAAACTACAACAGCAGGGTTTCCTGCGGCGGAATCGTTATAAATCAAAGCTCCGCGAGCGGTAATGGTCGAAGAGGACCAAGTTGTATCCGCAAAATCAGTAAAAGCTGTAGTTCCTGAGCTTGTCGGATCAACTCGTGTTAGAGTGTTTCCTCCAGCACTATAACCTGTTCCTGATACCTCGTTAGTCGCGGTATAAGCTGTTGTAGAGGCGTTAAAAGATGCACTATTCGTATAAAGGGCAATCTTAAACGTGCTACCACCTGAGTTTTTAAAGTTATGCACGGCCTCAAGAAGCTCTTTCTTAAAGCTCGTACACATGAAGTTACCTGAAAAGGCCATGTCACAATCTCCTTATAAGTTTAACATGTTTGTTTTGACTGATACTTATCATGTTTTTTCTCGCAAAATAAGACCAGTACGATAAGCGTCAGTAACTTCTTGTGATTCTCCGAAGTTTTTGACGCGAGAAAGGGCTTCAGTGAATCGCTGAGTGTAGTTTTGAACTAAATCAGCCTCACCCTTCATAAATGTATATGCTTCGATTAAAGAGCCATATAGCATTGAAACAGAAGCATTTGTGCTTAACCATGTTGTTCCATCTTCAGCACCAGCCGTTAGGCTTGCTGGGCGATAGAAATAGTGAAGCTCCACTTCATAGGCCGCATCTGGAGTTGGGCCTAGTATGAAATTATCAATATCAAACTGCGCATAGTATCTAGGAGCGCCAGCCGTAGAATTGTTCGGGTTAAATGACTGAACAAAGTTTACGTCTTTAAATAAAACAAACTCTTTGTTGCCTCCACTTGTAAAAGAAAGGCTATATGGAGCTAAATAATCGCTGGGAAGGGCAAGATATTGATTGTTTGCCGCCATATTCCCGGATTGATTCTTCCTAAATACCTCTAACTGAGCTATTTTGAGTATGCGCTCTTCAGTGTTTTTAATGAAAATATCAAGACTGTTCACAAAAGTTGTTTCTGTGTTTTCAGTGTAATCCTGAATCGCGGTCTTTAATTGTGCGTATGTAAAGCTCATGATATATTCACCGTAACGCTACCAACAGAACCAGTAGCAACTAAATTATTTGGGGTTAATCCCCCATCGTATGCCATTCCTACTGGATTCCAGCCCCATTGTATATTGTCTTGTTGCGGAATGTTCTGTTCAGGCCGTGGATTGCGCAGTGCTTGGGGGTCAGGAGTGGCGCGAAGAGGCTCTAATTGCGGTTGCTTCGCCTCCCACTCATCCTTGCCTACAAGAAGCCCATTCCACTCCTTGCGCATGTCTCTGAGCCTGTATCTGAAGCCAGAACGGTCAGATATGCCATATGCCCACTTTCCTGTGGCATACTTAGACATAACGGTAATTCCTCAAATCAGGAGCGACTCTAAAGGATGCGCGATCTCTATCTTCATCCATTGCTCGACCTATTTCCTCTTCATACACCGTTTTTAGGAGTTGAGAGCGGTCTGGAGCGCGTTTTATGCTTATATAATAGGCCAAACCAGCCGCTAAAGCAGGGTAAAAACGAAAGGGAACTTGCACTGTATTTGTGTAAGTATCGGCATCATCTAGGCGTATTAGGGCGTTATAATACACCACATCAGTGCTATTATCAGGCAAAGGCCACATTTTTAAGACAGGATTTATCAATCTATCGACAAAATACTGCGTTGGGCGACCTGTTGTGGATTTTGTTGGGATATTTAGGTATTCATCCCTACTTATGCGGTCTAACGCGTAATCTGTGCCATCTCGACGTACAACAAGGGATAATATGTCAATTGTGGACGTTCCGAGGTCGTAAGTGCCATCTCCCTGAGTAACTGTCAGGTTCTTTTCAGCTATAGTCCATTGATTTAATCCACGGTTAGCCCAGTCAGCAAACATTAGGTTCATAGACCTTTTTGCTGTTTTTAAGTCATATCCAGTGCGAACTTCCAAGCCGCAACGCTCAAAAGCCTCTTCAACGTAGTCAGCTACGTCTAATTCAAAGTCTGTTGAGCCTGATACTGTCATTTCTTCTTCCTTTTAAGAGCCTTTACCCTCCGAGGTTTACCCGCAGGTTGCCCAATACGCTTCTTTTGTGCCACTCTACTACGCTTTTCGCTCGCTGTCATCTCCGAAGCTGTCTTCGGGGTCTTTGAGCTTACGCGCTTGCTTGGGCGACAGTAAGGTGTTCCACGTTTTTCACCCTTTTTGCGACCACAAGCCTTGCCTGTACGCACATCTTTCCAGTCTTCTTTAAACCAACGCTTTAAAGCCGCGCCTTTTTTTGTTTTTCTAACCGCCATCAGCTTTTCTTCGTCACTTTGCGGCGACCAGACATCACCTTTCCGCAACCATTTGCGACTACTTCACCACCTTTTACCATTCGACGCACTGGACGCTTGCGAAACTCGTTAGAAGGCTCAATAACGCCTCCCATAGCCTTCTTTACAGGCTTTTTCTTACTGTTTCCCCAGTTTTTAGCGCCGACTTTTCGGCACTTTGCGATTGCGCCGCTTGCGTATGCGCTTGGGAACACCTTGTACCTTGCTTTTACCTTTTTGTAGCACGCGTCCTTTGGCATTTTTCTTCCTCTTCATAGGCGGCTTTGTGATTTGCTGCCCCATCTGTGAACGGCTTATCGCCATTTAGCATTTCCACCGTTTTCTTGCTTGCCTCAAACGGCTATTTGGGTCTTTTGCCGCTTTTGGAAACTTTTTCATTTGACCAGCCGAGCGTGCGCAATATGATTTACGCCGCTTTGCCGCTTTACTGCCCTTTTTGACCTTACCAGTCACAGCAGTCTTCAGCTTAGAGCCGGGATTTGCTTTTTTGTACGCGGCAACGCCCTTTTTGGTCATGCCAGCCCCTGATTTGGTCTTACGGTAATTCCCGCCCTTACCAGTGGTTTTTCGTATAGGATTTTCTTTTTTACGAGGCATTAATCACCTATAAAACTTTTAGATGGGAGAATAAGGCACCCTCCCACCATATTTTAAGACAAAAACACTGTCAGTTCGTTGCTTGATCCCGTGAAAGCACTAACATACGCACCGCTTGTAGCGAGAATACCATCATCAGGAATGTTTAAATGGTGCATCCCTACTGGAAAGGTTTGCGTAATCAGTGTATCGCCCGAACCGCTACCATCTTTAATTGTAAAAGCACCCGCTGCGGCTGCATAAATTACAATTTGACGAATGCGAGAACGAGCAGGACCGACAACAGCCGCAGATGTACCCTGCGCCCAATTATATGCCTTTACTGGACCTGCCATATTATTCTCCTATTACGCTAAGTTGTTGTTTTGAGCGTATAGAATAGTAAAACGAACCAAACCCGCATTTGTTGCTGCTGAAGCAGTTACAGTCAAACGAATGTCTGCTGTTCCTGTGTCTTGCCATGCCAACGCAGCGCCAGCTTCTGTGGTCGGATACTTACGACCTGCTGTTGTTCCGCTTGCGAATGTGTTTAAAATAGTAGCTGCACCACCTACGGTATCACCAACACTCAAGTTGGTTGTAGCATTCGCCGCAGTAATTACATCAATTACACAGTCAATAATCTGAGAATTTGCAGGAATAACAACGTCAGTAACGGATGCCGCTAATGCGCCGCCAGATAAATCTGCTGAAAAAGTCTGCGTCATAACAACTTGACCAACGTTTGCAATATCAGAGCCAAGCGTTGTGCCAGTAGTATCTTTAATTGTGCCAGCCTTTATTGGGCCAGAGAAAGTAGTAATACCCATGTCTATCTCCTGTCTGGGTTAAGTCAGCCGCCCAATGCGGCTGTCAGGGATAAATTAACAATACACCAAGTTTTAAAAAAAAGAAAGGGGCCACCGAAGTGACCCCTCAAGTTAGGAGGAGGTATGAACTACCTCCCTAACTGTAACACACTTTATGCACCCGGAGAACCGAATACAGCGCGTGGGTCAGAATAGCCGAAGCTATAACGCTCACGAGCTTTAAAGCGCATGTTGCCTGTGTCAAAATCAGCTTCCATGTTTGTACGCATTGGTGAGCGTTCAAAGTGTTTGAAGCCATTTGGAGCATCAGTTTTGATGAAAAACGCATCTGGGTCTGTCAAGAAGTGGTTAACAGTGTAACCCTCTGGAAGCATACCCATGTTACGAATTGCGTTAATATCATTATCGGCTGTGCCAACACGCAATGTTGATTCCAACAAACGATCTGCAACGAATTGCAGTTGTGGTGGAATGATCATTTTTGTGCCGCGCAGAGCAATAATCATGTTACGCTCATCTACGAAGGTTGAAATATCAATCAACGCATTTTCCAACGAAGTTTCGTTGAGATCAGCCGCTGTTGATGGTTCGTTGCGGAAAGTTCCGCCACCTGCAAGTGGGTGTGCTGTTGAACAAAGCTCAACACCGTCACCACCAGAGAAGTTAGCATTAAACGCGTTGTTTAATACTGACGCCGCTTTAACCTGCTTAGTGTGAGCCATAGAACGCGCAAGCGCCTTCGTATAGCGAGCACCAAGACGGTCATACAGGTTATCTTCGATAGCCTCTTCCGTCAAAGCGAATGCAAGCGCAACTGTTTCGTGTGAATAACGAGCAGTATATGCTTCATTTGCATTGTCGAATTCGACGCCAGACCCTTCGGATTTTGTGGGAGCATTCCCAAATCCGACGAGCATAACTTCCTCTTCAAACGCACGGTCTGAAGATTCTGTGTCAAAGATTTCAGCATGTTCGCCTTCGTAGCGATCATACTCCATACCGAACAGAGCGTTTAAACCCGGTTCTAGCTCTTTGACGAGTTGTGAACGTGAAATAGCCATAACTCAGTCTCCTTATGCTAGACCCGCAGTGCCAGCACTGAACAGGTGGTTGTTGATTTTTACGATCACATTAGTGTTCGCGGTGGCTACATCGCTATTCTCAGGGTCCTGAGAAATGTCGATTGCTTTGAGTGGAAGACCAGCAGTCGTCGCACCCGTTGTGACATCTAGCTCAGTGCGAGAATTACCACTTACGGTACTTCCTGCTGTTGCGTCAACAATGTCGAAATTGCCAAACAAATCAGCTACAGGGAATGCAGCGTCAGCTTGGATTTCAAAGGTTGCACTTGGGTCATCAATGACATTTGCGAAAATGTCTGTCCCAGTTGCACTTGCAGGCCAATAGTTTGAATAAACAATATTGCCATTTGGGTCTACATATGAACAGCCGTTAAATACGCCCAAAATCAAATTGGTAGCGCCCGCTGGAGCACGAGTAATAGTTCCGTCAGTGGCGACTATAACTAAGTCACCTTGGAAAATACCCGTACCATATCCAGAAGCGATACGATACCGATTTTGTCTCTGCGAGCTAGTGCTCGTTTTGACAGGGCGAAGGCCGAAAGCAGCGTCTTGATTAGACATCTTTACTCTCCTTCAGAGTTCCCGCGTCCTTTCTGTCCGAAAGAAACGGAAGATTTACGTTGAGGACTTAGCTTCGGCATGGCTGGGTTGTTTTCACGCATCCAGTCACGATCCACTGCGTCCAATTGATTTTTTGAAACACCTTGATAATGTTTATTCCGCTGATCAGCCATTTCGACAGGGATACGAGCGAGAACAAGACCACCAACACCGATAGTGCCAGCGTTGCGTCCCTCATCTACTACAGGCCCTAAATAATCGGGATACTCTTCAGCGCGAACGAGGTCCCAGCCTTCTTGCCGTTTTTTATGAACGTTTGTTTTATCGTCGAATTCCATTACAGATTCGCGTATCCAACGGTGTTTATAACCGATAGGTGGTTCGGGAGCTTCCAGAGCAGAGCCGGGTCGCCATTCTTGAACGCGCTCTGCGCGATCCCGCGTGTTTGATTCGCGTGGTGTCCTGTCTGCCATTTTATTCTCTCCGATTTCCAATTTTTGCGACTTCTTTTGCGTACTTATCCAGAGGAATCCTCATCTTTTTCGCAAACGCCACTTGACCCGGTGTTAATTCAACCGATTTTTTCCGCCCTGATTTTACTGACCGTCCATTGGACGCAGGAGCAACAGTCTGAGCGTTGGACCGTCTTTCCCGATTAAATTTTTGGGGCATTTCTCTACGCATACGAGAGTCGATTTCTTTGTAGTAATCGTCTGACGTAGGATCAAAATCCTCTTCCAAAACAAGTTGTTCGTGGATTGCTTGAGCCGCACGCGTCATGATGCGGTCATTTCCAAACCAAGAATTCTTTTCCAACCAACCTTCAAGTTTAGGATCACGAGCTTGTGGAGCTTGTGGAGGCCGTGCTTGTTGAGGTGGTGGCTGTTGCGGTGTCTGAGAAGCCTGTTTTGCGGCTGCTTGTTGACGCTGCAAATTAATTTTTTGAACTCTAACTTTTTCTTTAGCTACAGCTATTTGAGATAATGCTTGTTGCGCTTTCGCGGCCTTTTCATAATCACCAGCTTCACTAGCTTCAGTGTAAGCGCGAGTCGCTTGAACTTCTTGAGCTTTTAAACGATTTTCAGTTTCAGAGTTATATCCTACGCTCATTTGCTGCAAACGCTGTTTCATCTGAGCGTTTTCTTGCTGCATGTTTTGAGCATACTGAACCGCGGCTTGGGCTTCTTCGGAAGCCTGCTTTCGTTTCGCAGTTAATTGATTAATTCGACGCTGGACAGATTCGCTGTAATTTTCTAGCTCATCGTCGCCATTAGATTTTTTACGAACATTTGTTCGGGTTTCTTCTTCATCGCTATCCGATGTAGAAACCTCATATTCGTCGTCACTGCTGTCGTCTTCAACTTCAACAGATGCGCCATTTTCAAAATCTTCGTCTTCACGAATATCTTCAGCCATAGCCATTTTCCTTGCTCTCCCTTACCTTATACATACGAAATGTCCTTGGGGTCAAGAATCGTAGCAATAATATTATCGTCATTTATGATACGAACCTCAAGACCTTCCACTTTGAACCTATTTCCACTATATCTTCCTATAAGAACCCAATCTTTCTCATTACACCAAGGACCATTTGGGAACTTCTGGGTGTCTGCATAAGCATCGGGGCCTAACTTAACGACATAAGCCGCTACGGTAGCAAAGGATTCACGCTCTCGAACAGCGTCTGGAACAATAATTCCGCCCTTTGTTTTCTCGCTAGGATAGTATGGTATGATAAGAACGCGATAGCCTGTTGGCTGTGGCAGTCTTTCAAGGGATGAAGATTCCATCTGTGATGGATCATCTTCGTTTTTGTTTTCTGAGCTTTTGCCAAAAGCATTTTCAATAGGCTTTGGCATTGCTGGGTTTTCTTTTATGGCCTTTTGCGCTGCCTTCGCAACGTGATCAGGCACAAATAACTTGCTAGTCATCTGCGTACTCTATGCCTTTCATCGCGGCTTTAAGTTCATCCTCAACGTAGGCCATGCCGCGTATTTCACCTACGATGTACCGATACTCCTCAAAGGTCTGTATCGAACCATCCGCGAGCTTATCTTTAAGACGCACATCGCGCTCGCGTATGCTTTTGTATAAATATTCTGCAAGATTAAGTGCGTCCATACAACATATAGTATGCTAATGTGCGGGAAACACAAGTACAAATACCAGAAAATCAGAAAATTCCTTGGAACTTCTGGGGTCTTGCCGCTTTGCTAAACCTACTTAGACTTTTTTGCGGCGGCTTTTTTCTTTGCGACTGGTTTTTTCTTGGCTTTTGGCTTTTCAACCCACGCTTCGTTTTCTGGCGTGCTTGGGTCATCTTTGACGAAGTGTCCATCTTTATTACGCGCCCTTACCATTTCTACAGGATTTTCAGATAGCCTTTGGGCTACCTTCTTTTCTTTTTCCTGTTGCGCCATTTTTGCTCTAACAGTTGATGTCATGATACTATCCTTTGCTCATTGCATTTAGAGAAGCAATGTCACGCTGTGTTTGCAATCTCTCTTCAGCAATTCTGGTTTTGTCTTCCAGAGCGGCTTCGGACACATCAATACGCTGTTGTGCTATGAGTACGTCACTGCGCTCCTTCTCTTCATTGAATGCCTGTTTTGCGTCAAACTCTTCTTGCTTACGCTGTAAATCTGCGGCCTTCAGTTGAAGCTCTTGGTTTCTTATATCTACCAAAGGATCGCCTTGCTCTTCTGGCGTCATGGCCTGAACAAGTTCTTCGGTTAGATCAGCAATAATCTGAGCCGCCATCGCATCAACTTGAGGCTGTATTTGCTGCATCATTTGTTGCTGTGGGTCCATAGGAGGTTGACCCGGAGGTGGTGGTGGCTGCATCATCGCTTGCTGTTGCATCATCTGCATTTGCTCTGGTGGAATCTGGCTCATGACTTCTTGTTGCGCCTGTGCCTCTGCGAGTAGCCCTATATGCTCCTGTATGTGGCCTTGTAGCGCCATAATAGCATTAGGGTTCAGTTGCATAGCTGGAGTAGACATAACAGCCATATGAGCCTCTATGTGAGCCTCGTGGTCTTGCTGTGGGAATGCCTGTAAAGGAGCGCCCATAAGAGCGTTTTGGTTTTCCTTCGATGGATTAACAGGAGGAGGTGGTGGTGGAGGCGGTGGCAAGATGCCATCAATGTTAGTCACACCAAGAGCCTCGTACATTTTACGGTACGCTTGATACAATCCCTGTGGACCGCCGTGTATCTGTGGGTTTGACTGAACCATTTGTAATTCTGTTTGTGCCAACGCAATACGCTGGGACATAGAGAAAATGTTTGGATCAGACACAGGAAGAACGTCAATGCGAGCATCAAAGTCCTGTACGAATATTTCTGGACCCATCTGCATATCAGCAGGATATGGGTACGCCTGAACAGTTTCAGCGAAAATCTTAGAAAGCAGCTTAAACTCAATCTTTTGAGAATAATGCAAACGCTTATGGATCGCAGACATAACCTTTGTCCCACGCTCCATGATCGCCATAGTGGTTCCCACTGGCGTCTCACCGCTCATCTCACCGACCTTCATGTCAGCCATAGATGCGAACCTACGCCCAGCGTCTACAAGCGTTCCCAGAAGGTTATAAAGCGTCCCTGAAGGCTCCTTGAAGGGGAGTGGCATCAAAGAGCCTTGCAGGGTGCCTCCAACCACATCAATATCGCGGAACTCACCCGGTTGTAGGGGGGAATCTTCATCACGAATACGAGCGCCACGGGCCTTAAAGCCTGCTGGCAAGTTGGAGAGGGTGCCTGCATCAATCAATTGACGCAAAATAGACGTAGATGCTTGGGCTAAACCACCAATCATATGTGTTAAGCCAAGGCCATAAAAACCAAGACCCGGAAGAAACTTGTAATGCACGAAGTATTGCTTCGCACGCTTCATCGGGTCAGCTTCCTCGTAGCTCCTACGAACAGATAGTACATCACCAGAATCGGCAATGATCGTGACGATATAAGGAAGTCGCAAACCTGTAGGCTCGCCGTCCTCACCCATGTCCTCGAAACCTTCAATGTCTAAGGACGTATGAACCTCATAAAGAGTTATATCCTCAGACGGTCCAGATGGATGTACGCCTTGAATGTCATCAATAGACTCCTCAACCTCACCCATAGACGCTTCGTCATAGTTGGAAGAACTTGGAAGTTCGATGTCTTTGTAAAATCCTACAAGTTGTAGCTTTCGAACATCATTCGAATCCATATTCAAACGATGCGTAATCCGCGGAGAAGACATCAAATCAGTTGCACCATAAGGCACAATCACATCTTCAGCATGAATGAACTTACTGACCGCACGCCCTTTAAGCGGGTCAAAGTAAACTTTTTTAAATGTCGATCCAATCACAGGTAAATAAAACAGCATCTGATCCAACTCAGGATCGTACTCTTCCATTTCATATGTAATCATATAATTCATGTAGTCTTTGACACGCTCAGACTGCTTAACAAGCATTTCATTCTGTGCGCCAACAACGGCGGTACGAACAGGTCCAGTTGCAGGCAATAACTCACGATAAGCCTGCGCTTGAAACTGCGTAACACTTTCAGCAAGCAAAGGATGAATAACACCAGAAGAACCCTCGAAAGGCTCACTGCGCTCTTCAGTCTTCATACCAAGAAACTCTAGTCCCTTTTTGTATGTATCTTCCCAGTCTTGGCGTGCCGCAAAGTCATCTTCAATCGCGTTAACAATATCAGAAGATATAGCCATAAGCTCATCTTCCTCAATAACGTCTGCAAGGTTTCCATCAAAAGGAACGTCAGCTACAGGCTCACCCTCTTCTTCATATTCACCAACAACGGCACTACCATCATCAAATTCAGTAATCCCCGGAGTTGCTGGAAGCTCAGGTATTTCCTGCATACGAGTTGTATCTTCAATCACTGGTTCTTCGGGAGTGCCGCCAGCACCTAAACCTTGCTCAATAGCCATTAGAAAATGTCCCTCTCGTTACCCTCAATCGGCTCAAGAGTGTTAATATTGTCAAAATCTGTGATAGGGCCACCCTTTTTCCACAAGTTGCAGACATTTTCCGCCATACATGTGAAGTCTAATTCGGTGCAGTAA